GGCTCGACCGACGTGCAGTCGTACTCCTCGACGACCCGGGCGTTCGACCCCGAGCCGACGACGCGGCTCGTGACGTTCGTCTTCTTGAACAACTGGCCGGCCTTGGCCTCCCAGTCGAACCCGGTGAGCCAGCCGATCGGAACGCCGTCAAAAGAGACCGAGGTGTCGTGAGAGGAATACTGGCCGGGCATGGGACCTCCCGGTCAGGAGCCGGCGATTTCCTCGTCCTCGATCTTCTCCTCGAAGGTCGCGGTCCCCTCGACGTAGGCGTTCGTCTTGCGGCTCTCGCCGACGCTGGTCACGCGGTATTCGCCGCTGCCGCCCGTCGTCGACAGGGTTCCCTCTTCGCCTTCCTCGATCTCCGCGGTGTCGTCCTGGGTGCGGTAGGTGATCGTGAACTTCTTCGGGTCGCGCTTGGGCTTCAGCGGCGCGAGGACCATCACCATCTCGTCTCCGTCTTCGAGGTCGAGCGTCGACATATCGACGCGCTCGCGGCTCGGGGCGGAACCCTCGCGGCTGATGTCGACACACTTGTAGGTGTTGCCGTTGAAGCTGAAGGTCGTGCCGTGGGAAGTGACGAACTCGGGCATCGGTTACTCCTCGTACCGGATCTCGACGGCCATCTCGACCGTATAGGTGGGCTGTTCGCGGCCCTCCAGGTATCCGGCGTCGCCGTCGCGCTCGTCGACCACCTGGCACTCGTGGATTGTCTCGCCGTGCTCAGAACCCTTGAACCTGTGGATAGCGGCCGCGATCAGGCCCGCGATCTCCCAGGCCTCGACGTAGGAGTCGGCGTAGACCACGACCTCGAAGCGGGCCACGGGCGGCAGCTCGTTCATTCCCGGCGAGTAGTCCAGCGTGTCCGAGAGCAGCGGCTGGCGTTCGGTTTGCTCGCGGGTGTAGATGACGTAGGGCGGGTCGCCCTGGCCGGTCATCTCCACGGGCCAGGCGTAGACGCCGGCGGACGCCGCCTCGATGGCCGCCTTCAGCCAGTTGTGGGGGGCGTTGGCCATCAGCCGTAGTTCCTGGTCGGGTTCTTGCCGGAGGCCATTTCCCGAGCAGCGCTTTCCAGCGCCTTCCGCATTTCCTTCACGATGGCCTTCGCTGCCGGGCCGCCGTACTGGCGGGTGAACTTCTCCATGATCTTCCGCGGCTTGATCTTCGTCGTGCCGAACTCCAGCCACAGGGCCTTCCGGCTTTCCATGCCGGCCCGGTAGCCGATGGTCCCGTAGACGACGCCGTCCTTGTTGCGGCCGATGTATTTCGCCTTCGTGGTCACGGCCCGCCGCAGGGCTCCGCCGCGGACCCGCATCTTCTTTCCGCTGCCGGCGACGAACCGGCCGCCCGCGTCCCGCTTGACTGCGGCGCGAGTGTTGCGTGGCTTGCCCTTGGGCGTCAGCGCCCGGAGCGGCTTGACGCCGTCCTTCATGGCCCGCTTCATCACGGCCTGGAGATGCTTCTTCGCGATGTGCCGCGGCAGTTCCCGGTAGCGCGACATGAGCGCCGCGATCTGGGCGTTCGGATTGCCGAGCCAGCCGAGCGTGATCATGCGGCCTGCTCCTCGACGGTGAGCTCGAGCTCCTCGCGTCGGCCACGCTCGACCACGCCGGCGATCATCAGGATCCGGTCGTCCCGCGACACCCAGCGGAGCCGCATGTTTCCGGCCACGCCGGCGACGTACCGGATCCGGACGGTCGCCTGGAGGCTGGCCCCGATCTGCCCGCGGCGGGCCTGCTCGGAATAGCTTGTGGCCTCGTAGGAGCCGTAGACCTGGCGGACGGCCTCCCAGGTCGTGACGCTCTCGCCGGCCGCGTTCCGGGTCGAGACCGGCTCCTGGATCTCGAAGACCTCGGTCAGGATCCCGGACGGGATGGCCATCTCACCAGCCCCCGTTCCACGAGCTCGCCGCCAGCAGGGTCTCGAAGGCCTGCGGCAGTTCCACGTCCCCGTCGGTGGCGATGATGCCGCGGTAGTTGAACGCGTGGTCGACGTAGGCCAGGAGGGCCGAGCGGAGCATCGGGCAGACCTGCTCCCCGGGCTCGACGCCGCCCCAGTATTCGACGACCACCTTTTTCCCCACGCCCTTCGAGAGCGTGACCTCGCCGGGGATGGCGTCGAGGTCGATCTCGTAGTCGTCCTCGTCGAGGGCCACGCCGTCGACCGTGATCGCGATCGGGTAACCGCTGCCGACGAGCAGCGGCGGGGCGGGCAGGCGGAGCGTCTTCGGGGCGTCCTTCCAGGTCGCCCGGTACTGGGTCGCCACCATGGTCATGGCCAGCCGCGTCTCGATCAGCCGGCGGCCGGCGGCCACCTTGGCGGCCAGGAGCGTGTCGTGCTCGTCCTGGTCTGGCATCAGCCCGATCTGGGCCTTCACTTCGTCGAGCGTCACCGGCTCGACCTCGGGCCATGCCAGGACGCGGAGCGTGTCGGGTCGCATGGTCAGCCCCTCGTCTCGACGGTCGGACAGGCCACGGCCCGCTCCACGGCGGGCCGGGCCGGCAGGTCCCCTGGCTCGGCATACTCAGCGATGCCGCGGGCGACGAACTGCCCGGCCATGCCGGGCGTGGTCGTGATCACGTCCCCGGCACGATGGCCGCGGTAGGCCAGCAGCAGGCGGACGGGCTGAAGCCTTGCGGACGGTTCCACCACGGGCCTCCGGATATGCAGCGGCCGGGGGGAGGCGTCCGTGCCACCCCCCGGCCCTTGGGCATCAGCGTCGCGGATCAGGCTCAGGAGCCGGCCTCGACCAGCTTGGCCACGAACTGCGGGTCGTGGTTCGCGAGGCCGAACCGCTGGAGGCCGCGGTAGACCACGCCGTTCGACTTGAACGCCGCGTGCTCCGAGGCAGCGACCTCGAGGCCGTTCTGCTTCAGGACCACGGCGGTGGCCATGGCGAAGTCCCCGTACAGGGCGAGCGTTCCGGCCGGCAGGCCGAGCACTCGGTAGACCGGAGCACCCATGACCGTCGGCAGGACACGATCGCCGACCGGGGTCGACTGGCTGATCACGCTGGACTTCAACATGTGGGTCCAGCCGGCACCCGACACGACCCAGGCCGTGTTCGCGGCCCGCGTGTCGATCTTGCCGACGATCTCGGCCAGGTCGCCACCGTCGTAGTCGGTGCCGGCCTCGACCGTGTTGCCCTCGCTCACGAGGTCGACCAGGCCGTCGATCTCCTTGTCCTCGTCGCCATTGAGCCACACGTTATCGATCTTCGTCGCCACGGCGATCGAGATCTGGCGGTTGAACACGGTCGCGAGGTTGGCCACGCCGGACGCGTCCTCGAGGAGCCGCCGCGAGATCGTGACGAGCTTGCCGACCTCGTAGAGCTTGATGTCCTCGCGGCTGGTCGGCATCGCCTCGTCGTCGACGTCGTTCAGCTCCTCGACCCAGTCGGCGGTGAGGTCGCCGATCTTGGGAACCTGGAACTCGTTCGAGGTCGTCTGGAACACGGTCGCGAGCTGCGCGCCGACCGACTGGTAGGCGAGCGTCTCGAGGAACCCGCGGTAGAGTTCCGGCGAGACCAGCTCGACGCCGGCCCCGTCATAGGTCGGCGAGGTCTCGCCCATGTTCCGCAGCTCGGCGGGCTTCGCGCCCATGCCGATGGCCCGCAGGAACGCTCCGCCGGCGACCAGGTCGTCGGCAGAGACGGGGCTCCGCTTCGCGATGTGGATGGCCGGGGCCTTCCGCTTCTCGACCTCGGAGGCCGGAGCCGAAGCCGGGGCGGCCGCCGTCACCTTGCGGAGACCGTCCAGCCGGGCGTCCAGGTCGTGCTCGCGCTGGGCCGCGGCCTCGACCTCGGCCGAGCGGTCCTCGGCAGCCTTCAGCCGCGCGGAGATGTCGGCGGCATCCGCGTCGTCCTTCGGCTCGATGGCCCGGAGGTCGACGATCGTCTTCGAGAGCGTGGCGGCTTCGTCCTGAAGCTGGCGGAGCTTGGGGCTGGGCATCATGCCCTCCTGTGATTCGGGTGACGGAAAACCACCCGCACGATATGGAGGCACGCCAGAACACTTGAAGTTCCGGCGGACATTTTCCCGTCGGTCACTTCTGGCCGGTGACCGCCGCGCGGATCTCGCGCTGGCCGTCCGCCAGTTCACGGAGCGTTTCGGCCTGCTGCTCCTGCGTCCGCCCGAGGCCTTCGAGCGTCGCGGTCGTCTGCCGAAGGAATGCAGAATGGGACTCGACCACCGGCACGACAACGGTGTGATGGAGGGCCGTCGCCGCCTCGCGGAGGCCGAACAGGAGAATGCACACCATGACCACCGGGAACCCGAACTCCCGGGCGATCCTGATCCCCACGTCGATGATGTCGCTCGTCTGTTGCGTCACTGCTGCGCCTCCCACCACTTCCTGACCAACGCCTCCACAATCGCGCCGATGGCCCACCACATGACCAGGGTCATGAACGCAAAGCCGGCCCGGCCGGCGTACTCATCGCGGACCGTGGCCTCCCACCGCCGCCGCATGTCCTGGCTGTCAGTCGCCCCGGCCGGCGACAGGCCGACGGCGGTGGCGACGATCTCGTCGCACCGCTCGCGGCCGAGCATGGCCCGGCGGATCGGGTGGGCCGCCAGGGCCTGCCAGACGTAATCGGCCTCGCTCATCGCTTGGCACACCTTCCGTCGGGGCAGGCCTGCCTAGCCTGGGCGAGGAGCGGCCGGATCTCCGCCAGGTGGCTTCCGGCGGTCAGCCCGCGCGATGAACCCCAGAGCACGGCGACGAGCTCGCCGGCCTCGTTGAGGATTGGCCCGCCGGAGTCGCCCTGGCGGGCGTGGGCTCGGAGCTCGAGCATGTGCGCGGGGTGCCGGCCGGTGGGGCCGACGAACTGGGTCACGGCCCCCGAGGCCTCGCGGTAGACGAACGGCGTCGGGCCGTAGCCGGCGAGCGTCAGCCGGTCGCCGACGCCCGGCGTCCGCGAGGCGAGCGGCACGGGGGCGGCCGCCGGGGCCGCGGTCGCGAGGGCCGCCAGGTCGAACGCGTCGTCGCTCGCGAGCACGCGGGCCGGGCCGCTCGTCCCGTCGGGCCAGCGGACCGTGATCGAGTCGCGGTTGCCGCGGACGACGTGCCAGGCCGTCAGCACGACCGCCCGGCCGTCCTTGGCCTCCACGAGCACACCGGACCCGCAGTCGCGGGACGGGCCGGACCCGCACTCGATCCGGCAGACGGCGGGCCGGGGGCCGGATGCCGCGGCCGTGACCGGAGCAGGGTCCGGGATCTGGCCGGTGCCGTCGCACACGGGGCAGGCGAACCGCACCGGCCCGGGGCCGACGACGCGGTCGCCGTGGCAGTTGCCGCAGGGAGCGGCCGCCGCGGTCGCGGCCAGGAGCAGGGCGACAAGAATGGATCGCATGGTCACCCGGCCGCGGGCCGGCTCCAATCGTCAGGGACGGTCATGGACGCGATCGCGAACGAGCCACGCCAGGCGGACCTGGCGGTCCGCTCGGAGTCGTAACGGACGATGTCGTATGAGTCGGGGTAGGCCATGAGCCGCTCGCCGGCGACCCACTTCGCCCACGGCACGGCGTGGCCGTTGCGGCCCACGCTCACGACGTAGCCGTGGAGCACGAGGTTCACGGCCTGCTCGTAGCTTTCCGGGAAGATCACTTCTAGCGGCCGGAATTGGCGGGCCGTTTCCTCCCAGCCCTCGGGGAACTGGGACACGGGGACCCACCGGCCGCCGAGCTGGTTGAAGTTGCCGCGGCCGGCCGTCCCGTTGACCGCGTGGCGGAACCCGTAGTCGGCCGGCTGGATCGTCTCCGGCAGCATCCCCCGGCGGCAGGCGATCTCGAGCACCTGGCGGACGTTGGCTCCGCCCCACTGCCGCGGGTTGGCCTCGGCGTAGACCGACAGCGGCGAGAGCCACACCGACCCAAATCGGCTCGACTCCGGGTAGCGGACGTCGACCAGCGGACCGCCGTAGCTCACGCCCCGCGCCCGGTTGCGGGCGGCCTCGGCGTTGGCTCGCAGGCTATGGCAGGTGCATTCGTGGGTCGGGCTCTGATTCGTGAACCGGTCGATGAAGTCGAGCCCCCACGCCCCGGCCGCGTCGTTCTCCTTGGCCCTCTCCTCCCAGTGGCGCGGCTCGATCCACAGGGCCTCGGGGAACGCCCGCGAGGCGTCGCCGCAGACATCGCGGAGGGCGTCGGTCGTGTCTCCTGCGGCCAGCCAGGACGGGTAGCCGTCGTGCTCGTCCGGGAAGTGGTCGATGAGGCGCGGGTCGATCATGGCACGGCCTCCATGACGGCGGACTCGCTCCCCGGCTTGGGCGTCACGCGGAGGACCGTCTGCCCGGCCAGGGCGACGACGGCCGGGAGCCCCGCCTTGCGGGCCGCAGCCAGGGCGGAGCGATACTGCTCCGGCACGTCGCCGTCGCCGTCGGTGGTGTCGTCCTCGAGCAGCGTGGCGACGATCTGCCGCTCGCGGTTTAGACGGTTGATCGCCGTCGTCACAAACGGGGGCACGCCGCCTTCGTCCTTTTCGTAGACGTACACCGCCGCCGTCGTCGGGCCGGCCGTGTCCACGCGGCACCCATCGACGCGCGGCAGCGTCAGCAGCAGCAGGCCGGCGGCGATGAAGGCGAACGGCCTCACGCCTTGGCCTCCGGCTTCAGCAGCTCGTCGAGGAGCTTCTGGCACACGGCCACGGCCTCGACCTTGCCCTGGTCTCGGAGCCGGGCAGCGAGGTCGATCACCAGGCGGAGGTCGTCCACCGGGGCACGGTCACGCCGCCGGCCGAGCCGGCCGCGGAGCTGCTGGACGGCCACGACCACGCCGTAGCCCACGAGGCCGGCGGCGACGACGTACTGGGCAAGGCTGACGTAGTTCATGTCTTCTCCAGTTCTGCGGCCTTGTCGGCGATCCATCCGGCGAGGGCCGCGCCCTCCGTGGTCTTCAGCACGGCCGCCACGCGGCGGGCCAGCTCGTCGTCCATGCGGTTGCCGGTCTTCGAGGCGAGCCACTCGATCGCGTCCGCGATGGCGTCGGCCCTCTCGGCGTTGTTGCCCGCGGCCGACAGCCGCCGGGCGTAGCCCAGGAGCGGAGCCCACTCGACCATGAGCCGGACGTTGTCGAGCATCGTCAGGCCCTCACGAGCGGCAGGAGCTGCTCCACGGCACCGCTGGCAACGGCGAGCACGAGCGCGCGGACTGGCGTCCGCACGATCAGCCAGAGCGGGTAGACGGCGATCGGCACGGCCCGGTCTGCCACGGCATCGAACAGGCTGGCCACGGCCTCGATGGCCAGGGCCTTTTTCTCCGGGCCGGTCATCGAGCCCACGGCGTCGAGAGCCGTCACGACCAGGCGGAGCAGGGCGAGCATCAGGTCGCCGAACTCCGCCCAGGTCAGGCCGTCGGCGGCTGACGACTTGGCGACCTCGACGAACGCGTGAATCTTCGACAGCAGGCCGCCGTCCAGGTTCGTCGCCGCGGCCACGGGTCCTGAGGAAATCATGGGGCGGGTTCCTTTCAGCCGGTGACGGCACGCATCCGCGCGACGGCGGCAGCAGCGGCCGCTCGCGCCCCCGCCAACGTGGAGACCTTGACGGGCGGCGTTCCCCGCGCGGCCGGGGCGGCGTCCGGGATGCCCTCCGGATAGTCGTCGATCCACACGTCCACCTCGAGGCCGGCGGCGGCGGCCGCCGCCCGCTTCTGGGTGGAGGCCCCGCAAAGCACCACGGACGAGACGTCGAGATCACCGAACGCCAGCCGCAGTTCCTCGCGGTTGGCCTCCGTGTCCTCGCGGCGCGAGATGCACACGATGGAATTGCCGCGCCCCGTGGCGTCCATGATGAAGGACCGCCACAGGCCGGGCGCGGCGTTGAACGTGCGGTCGTAGTCGATCGAGATCGTGAGCGGCTTCGGCTCGGAGCGGTGGGCGACCACGCTCCGGAACCGCTTCCAGAGTGGCAGCGAGCGGGCCGACAGGCTCGACGACGGATAGGCGGCCCTGGTGACCGGCGACACGTCGTAGAGACCGGAGGCCTCGTGGACAGTGCGCGTCACGCCGCCGCGCTCGTCCTCGACCCACTCCTCGCCCTTGGGGTTGACCGTGAACGCAAACGACGACCCGAAGATCGTCTTCGTCCGGATCAGGGTCAGGACCTTCTCGGCGTCGGCCGTCGGGACTGGGTCGCCTTCGTAGGCCAGGCCCTTGTCCGACTTCGAGATCCGGAGCGTGCCGTTGGTCGTCCGGGCCAGGATCTGCGAGTCGTCGTGATTGAACAGGAGCGGAACGTCCAGCCGCTTCTTCGCCAGGACCTTGTCGAAGGCCGTCGGCGAGAACTTCTCACGGAATCCGCCCAGGTCCACGGAGAGCGAATCCCACGGCGGCGCGATGCCGCGAATCTTGGGGGCCTCGCCATCCCGCTCCTCGACGAACAGGCCGTCGTCGCCGATGGCGTCCAGCGACAGATAGCGTCGTTCGATCTGCTCGGTCATGGCTGGCCTCCGGTCTGTTCATTGGGCAGCGGCAGGGGGATCGCACCGTCGACCATCTGCTGCGCGAGGTCGGGCGACACGGTCGGGAACGCGGACGCGATCAGCGCGACCGCGGCCGGCTTCTCCAGGGTGCCGGCCGAGACCTGGGCCAGGACCTCGAGGAGCGCCGTGACCTGCGCACCGTTCAGGGCAGTAGCCGCGAGATCATTCGTGATGCCGGCGGCCGGCAGATCGCCGGCGGCGGAGGCTGGCTCCGGCCCATCGACCGGCGTCGTCGAAAGATCGGAGACCCGCTTCCCGACCAGCATCTCGGACGGCTCGCCGTCCTCATAGACGCGGATCAGCGCGGCCGGCTCGGCCTCGGTGGCGGCGATTGCGAACGGCGAGCCCTCGACTCCCAGGATGCCGTCGACCATCAGGTGTTCGATCTCGCCCTGGCCGCCGGGCCAGTAGACGACCTGGCCCTCGCGGAAGCCGCCGGCCTCCGGAACGCCCTCTCCCTGGCCCCCACTCGGTGCCGGCTGGCCTTCCGGCGGCGCGGCCGCGACCGCGGCGGCGTTGCCGAGCGTCGAGAATCCGAGCTGCATGAACGTCTGGTCGGCGGCCGGATCGTCGAGGAGGTCGAAGTCCTCGAGGTCGCGGACCGTATTCGGCGAGATCGCGCCCATGTTGAACATCGACTGGTAGAGCGCCGCGCGGGCGGCGTTGTCTCCACGCAGGAGCCCGCGGCTGTCGAGCTTGACGTACACGTCCTCGCCGTAGACCGGCTGAAGGGCCAAGTCGAACGGCCCCTCCATCCGCTTCTGCCAGGGCAACATGCACCACACCTGAGCGGAAAGGTGCTCCTGCTCCGGGTTGGAATAGCGGGCCATCTTGGCGTCGCCGAGGAGCGTGGAAGGAACGCCCCAGTGCCGGCAGATGTCGGGCAGGATGGCGTCGCGGAGCTGCTGATACTGGCTCTGCTCCATGCTGTTCCCCTGCATGGGGACCAGTTGCATTTTCTTCGTGGTCACGGCCGGCGCGCCGCGGTTCGCCCCGCCGTACATCTCGCGGAACATGGTCCGCAGCTCGTCGATGGCCTTCTCGTCCAGCTTCTCGTCCGTCTGGATCACGAAGTCAGGCCGGGCTCCGTTCCTCCAGAACGCGGTCGCGGCGACGTCGAGCTGCCGGGCCAGGCCGATCGAGGTCGAGCAGACCTCGCTCGGGGCCATGCCCCACAGGCCGTTCTCGCTCATCCACTTCCAGTGGAGGACCTCCTCCTGGCGGAGCGGAATCCAGCCGCCGTTCTCCGAGAGGAACTGGTAGCGGATCGAGTAGTCGGGGAGCTGCTCGACCTTGACCCGTGTCGGGTGCATGGGGATCAGGTGGTGCATGAACCCGCGGCCGTTCTCGGACGTGTCCGCGATGATGCGGGCGAACCCGTTGCCGTGGAGGGCCGTCCAGTAACCCTGCAACGACATAAAGTCGAACGTCGTCTGCCACGGGTTCGGCCGCTTGCGGATCGTGTAGCCGCAGGGCGGATTGAAGTCGACCTTCCGGCCGTTGGAAAGCGTCCGCTTGATGTGGATCGGCATCACGCCGATCCCCTGCCCGATGAACCGGCAGACGGCGAAGATCGAGGAGACGCGGACCGCGATCTCTGGGGTGATGTGGCCGCCGCCCAGGTAGCCGGCCCCGCCCCAGGCGTAGGGTGAGAGCGACGAGCCGCGGACCGAGACCATCACCGGATCGGCCGCCTTTCGCCGCCGCGTCGAGGGCCGCTTCGTCGCGCTGGTCGTGGCCTTGCTGCGGGGCATCGCGGTCCATCCGGATGGCCGGCGCGCACCGCGGCCGGAGACCGACAAGTGTCGGGCGGCCGCCAGAAGGCTTGAACCTGTGGCCTACCAGAGACGCACGATCCGGTAGTCGTCTGGGCTGGGCGGCTCGAGCTCGCCGTCGGAGTCGATGGCCATGGCGAAGGCGTTGGCCGCCGCCGACAGGCCGTCGATCTTCTCCGTGCTCTTGCCCTTGTCGGGCTTGATCATGCCCGTGGCGTCGGTGAAGACGAGGCAGTGGTTCGCGTTCCAGAGCAGGATCGGCGACTCGTAGCGGAACTTGCCCTCGACGACCAGGCCCTCGAGCATCTTGCACGGCGCGTTCAGGCGGGCCGTGGTCTGGGCCACGCCCTTCACTTCAACGCCCTCGCGTTGCAGGAACGTCGCCAGCGGCCCGACCTGCCACGGGTCGCAGCCCACTTTCACGATCTTGTGATCCTGGCCGACCGCCAGGATGTCGCGGGCTACCGTCTCGTGGTCGAGCCGCGCCCCCGGCGTCACGGTGAGCCAGCCCTCGCGGATCCACGTCGAGTAGGGGACGCGGTCCTTCCGCTCCCGCTCGGCCACGGTGTCCTCCGGGACCCAGTACCGCATGACGGCGTCCCATGATCCGTCGGACGCCTTGAACAGGAAGCATGCCGCGGTCATGTCGAGATTCGAGGCCAGGTCGACGCCGACCACGCATGGCCGGCCGGCCAGGGCATCGGGCGGGGGCCGGCGACAGGTGGCGAACGCGTCGCCGGTGAACCAGCGGTCGTCGCCCTGGATCCACACGTTGAGCGAGTACCGCAGCCAGCGCGTCATCTTCTTCGGGTCGGTGCAGGCGTCCTGGTAGTCGGCCGCGAACTCGTCCTCGGAGAACGTGATCCCAATCGACGGGTTGGCCTCGCGCCACACCTCCGGGTCGCCGAACCCTCGCGGGTCGTCCGGCCGGGCCGCGTAGATCAGCCCGTAGAACGACGGGTTAGCGGACGGGTCGCCGCCGCGGTCACGGCTCACGAGCTCGGCGTCCTTCCACCACTGGTAGCCGACGGAGTTTCGGTTCTCGCCTGCCGTCGAGATCGCCAGGACCAGGCCGTTCGGCGTGGCCCGGGTGGCGTAGGTCAGGGCCGCGATCAGGGCGTCCGACTTGTGGGCGTGGATCTCGTCCACGATCACCGAGCCGTTCAATCCCTCGTTCCGGTACGCGTCGGCGGACAGGCAGCGGAGGACGTTCCCGTTGTCGCGGTTCTTGATCAGGCTCTTCGAGTCGACGACCTCGAGGAGCTTCGCGAGCTGCGGCGAGGCCCGGACAAACTTCGACACGACCCGGTAGATCTCGCGGGCCTGGAGCCGATCGACCGCCGCGAGGTACACGTCGGAGATCGGGTGGTGGGCGGTCAGGAGATACTGGGCCAGGGCGGCCATCAGGAAACTCTTCCCTTGCTTCTTCGGGCAGAAGATTCCGGCCCGCCGATAGCGGAGCCGGCCGTCGGGCCGCAGCCAGCCGAACAGCGGCTCGACCACCCGCTCCCGTTGCCAGTCGATCAGGCGGAGCGGCTGGGGCGGTCCGCCGGTGGTCGACGGCATTCGGCAGAACCGCTCGATGAACTCGACCGGGCGGTGGGCCGCGGCCGGATCGAAGACGAACCCCGGGCAGGCCTCGGGGCGGTCAGCCGCCGGTGAACGCTCGGAGGGCGTCGTCTTCGTCTTCGACATCGTCTGTCTCCGCGGCCGGCAGCCGCGCCTCGTCGGCGGCGGTCAGGCCGAACTTTGCCGCCAGTGTGACGAAGTCCCGGCGTGAGTCACGCAGCAGGCGGGCGACAGGGGAGACGGCCTGCCCTTTGTCGGTCGCCGTGATCCAGCCCTCGCGGTCGATCTGCTCGGAGAGGCCGCGGATGTCGGCGTGTAGGTGGCAGAGCTGGGCGAAGACCTCGGCGTGGACCTGGCGGAGCCGGCCCTCGGCCGCGAGCGTTGGGGCGTGTGTCTCCCAGAATCCGGCGGCCAGCGGCCGCGAGGAAACGTGGGCCGGCGGCGTCACCGATTCGACCTCGGCCGGGCGGCCGCGGAACGTGTTGCGTCCGTCGCTGGACCGGGCCGACACAGGATCAGGCAGGGGGCCGCGCTTGCCCATTTTCAGGCCTCACATTTTTTCAAAAACCCGACAGAAACTCGTGCAGAGGTCGCGTGGGACTCTGGATTGTAACACGATTTTGTATGCGACCCCACCCCCGTCAGCACCAAAATCGCTGTTTTTCGCGGGAAAAACGCACATTTGGAGTGTTACTACGCACAGTGTAATACGAAAACACGGGTAATTGCCGAGAAAATCGCATATTATCCCGAGCGCGTGGCGCGTTGCTCGCGTCGCGTTTTTCGTCCATGGCACGAGCGGCACAACGTCTGAAGGTTCTGGTCGGCGTCGCTCCCGCCGTCCTCAAGTGGCACGATGTGGTCGACGTTGGCTTCGTGTCCGGAGACGACGCGAGAGCAGCTCCGGCAGGCGAACGCATCGCGGACGAGGATCCGCTCGCGCCTGGCTCTCCAGTCCGCCGTCTTGTAGTGCTCCTGCTCGCGGTGCCTCTCCACCGAGACGAAGACCGGCGGCCGCCAGCGTTCGACGCGGTCAGGCATTGGGCGTCGGCATCTGCGGCAGCG